GTAGCCGAGCTACCCGCAATAGTGTCGAAGTAAAGCCCCGGATCTGATCCGCTGTGCTTGGCTGGAGACCCATCATGGTCTCCGGCGGTTACTGGCGCCAAATCGTCCAAAGAAAACCCAGGAGATAAAATTGTCATCCCAGCTGCAATACCTTCCGGCATAGTGGTAACCATGTCTCGAATCGAACCATCAAACAGCAACGTATTGTCAGCTTGATTAGTAGTAAGACCCCAGAAAGCATTGGTCTCCTTAAGAAGGCGCCCGTCGTCTGACCTTGCTCTTTGAGGGAGCGCCGGCGTTAGGAGTGAGGCCGTGTGAATCAAGGCCTCGTCGGCAAAGTAGGCGCCTTGGCGAAGTGAGGCGCCAGGAATATCGAGGACTGGGTTCGGAATGTCCTCCGCGCCGCCGTCGGCAAAGATCGGCTTGGCTCCCTCGGACATATTAGCAGTGGACAGGTCATAGTCATACATACCATTGCCTCTAGTCCCACTAATTGCAATATTAAAGCCGCGATGTATCGGGAGGCCGCGGAAACCGAAGGGTAGAAGGGTCGCTTCCTGATCTCCGGCTGCAACCTGATCGGTTAGCTCTACGCGGATATACTTTGATTGAACGTCATATTCGCCATCAATATCCCATTTCTTGTTAACAGTATCCCAGCTGAATGTGCGAGTACCAATTCTCTTCCCAATAAATCCATTAGAAGCAGGGTTAAGATTAAGATTGTCAAACTGTTCCAGAATAACGGGGTTTTCATCAGTATCTCTGATACTTCTCACAAGTAGGGAGAAAGTGCCATAGGGATTAAAGTTTGAATTAGGCGATGCTTTAATATCGCTAAATGAAATCTTGTAGTTACGCTGTGCGTATTCAACGTCATCACGTGAATGAATGCGGAATAATTGTTCGACACTGCTGTTAATATCAAAACTCGCACTATTATCACTTAAATCCTGACCGACAATCCAGGGAGTGGCTGGAGTTTGATAGTTTCTCTTAAAATCGCCTCCCTTGGCACTACCGCTCGACAAGCCTATAATAACACCATAGGTATTACTAAAGTCACTTCTAGTAATATCGCCGGAGCCTTCGAGTTGCTCGACATAATCTATGACTGCTCTTTCGTAAGACTGTCCCAAGAAATAATTTTTCTTATTTGCATCTGCAGTAATAGCAGGGTTCAACACTTGGGGGTTTGTATTAAAAACTTTGCGGATGTAACGGCCGCTCTTTGGATTAAAGTTGAAAGTGGTCTCTAGGGTGTCCTGATCGGGACCTTCGATTCGTATTTTATACTCTTTATTATTACCCACTGTAACAGGCTCTATGAGGGCTGCGCAGGCAGATGTCAGAGCGGAGACGCCGGCGACGTTGCCGCTCAAGCCGATTGTCGTGGCAGTACCACTAAGATAGAAAACAGCAGCGAGCATTCCCTCGCCATGACCGTTGCTATTGACGCCGCCGGCGAAGGCGGTGGCACCGTCGGCCGTAATACCAGTTATTAAAGTTATTGCTGTATTGCCGGAATTCCCAGCAGTAGTTTGAGTTAGCGTAAACTCCTCCTCAGTGCCCGCGAAACTAGTGGGAAGAATCGTCATGTCTAATTCACCAGCGTCAATTGCGCCCTTACATGCAATCCAGGCTGCCTGTGTAGCCTTCCTGATTCCATCCGAGGCAAAACTCCCTCCGGTGTTAACTCTCCATTCGTGGTCACCAATACCTGCGGTTACGTCAGCGAAGTTGAGAGTTGGGTCCGTAGTAAACGTTACAGTTGAATCATCAGCATTTGTCAATATAAAAGATGTAGCAGTTTCAGCAGCCAAAGCGGCGGTTCCTACAATTGTTGCAGTTGCGGCGACCGAGGCGTTCGCTGATCCGGTTCCTATAATGAAGAGGCCATAAGTGCCTCCGGTCGTGGATGCCTCATCCGAGGTGAAGTCTGGAACTTCCCAACCAGCGGCCTCCGTGGCTTGAGGATCTTGATCACCTACAAGCCGAATGTATGTTAAGGGAGACGCGTTGGCCAAATAGGCTCGGGCCGCATATGCACCGTACGTAGGGTTGGATCTATTGCCAAGCCTCCATGTATCAGAATTTCGAGTGCTGCCGGGCTGAGGGGCCCCGAACAAATCAACAAAATCTTTATAAGTTGAAACAGTAACAGGTACTAAAGCTGGGCCTTTCGCTGAAACACCTATAACTACGGGGCCGGCTCCGAGAGCCGGGGGGCCCGGGATTTGTGTTTCATCAATTTCGTTGATGAATACTCCCGGGGATACAAATCTAAACCTGTCAACGGACATATGCTGTGTCTCCTCAGAACCTTAAAGTATGCGTTCAAATATAAATAGTGGAAAGAAACCCTAAACAACCATTACTCTTTATAAAAGCCAGAATTATCTAAGAACTCCTGAATGTCCCCTAATATCACGTTTTCTCTAGGAATTTTAACTTCTACGGCGTTCTCACGAAAAACAATATTTGGTTTTTCTTGGTTGTCCCCGTCCCCAATTAGGTATCCAAGCACTTTCATTTTTAAAGTGGACTCATAATTTCTTTGAGCCATATTCAGGGCTCCAACGTTAGAGTTATTGTTTAAGTTTCCATCTATAAAAGCTTCAAATTTATGGCCATCTCTCTCTAATCGAAACGGCATTCTGTTGAGACCCCCTTGTCGAATAAACTTTCTTATAATTTGATTAGTCTGTTGTTGGTACTCGGTTCGAATAGAAATTTCATAATTAACAGCTATCCATGTAGGGAAAGGAATAGAAATCGTTTGGTATACCACCTTTTTATCTTTAATTCCAGGCCATGTGCTCTGGTTATACTTTCTTTTTGCCATCGCATTCTGAAATTCTGCAGTTTTTTTCTGGTATATACGCCTGGCGTACGTAATAGAGCCGCCCATAGCATCTCGCACTTCCGGGATGTTGCCGGCCGGGATGGCGTACTCGGATGCGGGATTTTTCTCGATATTTGTTCTGTTGACTGTGATGAGAGGAAGTACCAGTGTCTCCTCTTTGTCTCTTAAATCTTTATTATGCTTAATCTGATAGGCACGCTCTGCAGTAACCCAAAGAGTCGGCACCTTTTTGAAGCCATCGTTTGTGTCGACATAAATATTGAGTGTCTGCTCAATATAATCCATTACGGAGCCATCAATTGTTTCCAACGATGACGGCATAAAAGGAATTGTTTTTATCTTATTAGGATCATTAAGTCCCAAGTTGCGATTCTTGGGCGGATTCTCAATCTGACGTTGCGACCTTACGCTTGTTATATTCTTGGTTTGTCTCTTTCTCTGAATTCTTGCTTCCTCAGCTATGCGCTCAGCAGTGAGAGCAGGATCCTCTGCAAAAGTAATTGCTAAACTTTTAGGCTTTGACACGGAACACTCCCTTTCTTGCTCTCACGCATTCGGCGCTTATTTGAAATTTGTGTTCAACCTGGCCAAAGTAGTATCGAGTATCATTATATAGACGCACTATCTCATAATACTCTTCTCCATATTGAACAAAGTCCCCAACACGTACATATAGGTCTTGATCTTCGGTTAATCTACGTCGATGAAAATTAATAGTTAACTTAGTTTGATAATCATATCCATACTTTTCATTGGTCTGCTCGTTTTCAACCACGACGTAGGCATAAACACGAACTGGTGGTAGGGTTATTTTATTAATGGCCTCCCCATAAACATCATGAAAATTAGATTCCTCAACGCTGACTGGATAGTAAGCTACTGTTTGGCCAACGACTCTTTCGACTAACTCGTCATTGACTTGTTTGACAAGATCACGCTCCTTTTTCCCAAAAAACATGGGGGGCGGCGGTGCTGCCGGTTGGGTCCACTTGTTTTTTGGATCTGACATCTAGATTACCCCACAAAGATGCCGATCGGAATATTCTGAAGCACTTTCCCAGTAGAATCTTGAAGCGTAGAATCTGTAGCGGCCAGCTGAGCATATGTGAGTTGGTCAAGCGTTTCTTTGAGTTCGGTGCGAAGGGCTGTTTGTTCTTCTTTCGCTTGGCCCAAAAGATCAGCCGCATTCAGTGTTACATTTTCTCCTGGAATGGGAACGGCTGCAAATTTTCCACGAATCTGCCCCAGAGTTTCTTTAGCTAGTGCTAGCGCAAATCTTCGAATCCACTGCTTTCCGATGGCATTAATATTAGCATATGGAACGTTCTGGAACGGGAGCGTATTCATGTTATTAACCCCCTTTATGCCAGATTTTGGTTGGCCGCTGCCTTCTTCCCATGGAGCATATTGTTGCTCAATAGTAAATTCCACCCAAAAGTTGTCAGGACTTGTTTCGTCTGGCTGCGGGAAAATCCTTAACTGATTATTTTTAAGCTCATATGAATAATGAGAAATACGTACGTTTAACGCATCTTCGTACTGAATTGCCTGTAGCTTGTTTTGCCAGGTGGGAACGATTTCAAAGGTTGAGTCGTCAGCAAACTGTCCATAGGTTCTCAAGTTACCTACCACCGAGAAGCCTCCATAATATCCATAAAATCTCCACATTGCCCGAGGTGTTTTAAAAAACACTTTACGAATTACAACTCTTTTATCCTGAACCTGTTCATAGTAGGGGGAAGAGGCAGACAAAAATGACGAAGCCGAAAGGGTTGACTGCAGATCATAATCTTGCTGGCCCGGTATCATTTTAACGGAGCCCGAATATATAGGAAGCGTTCCTCCAAGACCCACTTCGGTAATGGACCTCTCGGAAACTCGATGCGCGAAGCCATAATCAAAACGTGGATATCTTAATTCGACATTGCTTCCCGAAAGAGAATCTCCCGCAATAATTTGACCGTCTTCATCAAAAGAAGCAGTTTGTGCTCCCATTAGGCTGGATAGAGAGTTCTTACTTTGATGAAGATTAACAATGTAGGAATATTCTAGAACAGCCTCTTCATAGGCAGCGTAAACATTCCCTTCAGCGAGCTCAATATCTAGAACATCGCCCCCTAGTTTTTTATATGTATAGGCTACCTGATCTGCGGCGCCAGATAAAAAATTAACTGCAGCTGCATAAATTCCAAACGGAAGAGTGGCGGCTACATTCGTGGTCGATCCAGTAGCAGGCAAGATATTTGTGTTGGAAGTGGACGCGGGGTTTAATTTGGGTATCGCCATTAATGTTTCCTCAATTAACTATTACTAAATAGAAAGCCCCGCCTCAAAAAGAGACGGGGCTTTTACTATTTTGACCTTACGTCGGTTATGACTAGTCTACGAGGCCTCGAAGGACAACTAAACCATACATATCCGGACGAACCATCTTCTTGGCATATCGGGTCATCACGCCTTTGCGGGGCACGAAGTCTTCAACGCCGAAGATAGTAGGCGTGGTCTGCAGCGGCACATAAGGTGCATACACATAACCACTCTCAAGGAAGCTACTTCCGCGTCGACCAATAAGGATCAAGTTACGCGGGAAGTAAGGATCGACCATCACGTCGAACTTCTTCGAAAGTGAACCAACCTTAACAGCACCCGCGTCGCCGCGGTCGCTATCAGCAGTCACATTGGCACGGAAACCAGCAGTGAACTCAAGGATGTTGGCAACTTCAGGTCCGCAGACGACGAAGTTGGCAGCACCACGGAGAGTCTTCCGATGGATCTGTGCCGAGACATCATTGATGGTTTCAATGAGGGTCTCATACCACTCACTCACATTACCAGTAAAGTCCTGAGTAACATCAGAAATGGCACCGGTTTCGCGAACAAGGAATTCACCAGGATGTCGCGACCAGTAACGAACACCGGCGGTAGCACCCTTGACAAGATCTTCGATGATCTCGCGGTCAATTTCAAGAGCAATCTGCTCAGAAAGAATCTGAGTAAGCTCAACTTCCGCATCAAGGTTGTGGTAGGCGTTAAGATCCTGTCCTAACTCCGGAGTCCACTTGGCCTTGAGCTTCTTGGTGACAGCCGTGACAGCCACGGAATCGATCTTAATGTCGAGTTCCGGGATACCTTGACTACCCTCGAGTCCCCAGTTAGCATCACCGCGGATAGCACCAATGGCGCGAGCAGAACTTGCATTCACAAAGTTATCAGTCTCGGTGAAGGTAAGACTACCTCCCGCGTTGACCGCAACCTCTAGAGCGTCGGCGGTGTCGTTGCCCACAAAGACAATGTGGCACTCATCGCCATTCGTCGTTCCGCCGTCGAGCGACTTACTAAGGACAGAAAGTCTGTGAACCAAAGTCAGGTCCGCGGCATTACTACCAGTCAGAGAAATTGCAACCAAATCGTCAAGATTTACCTGAGCGGCCGCGAGGCCAGTCTGGGAAGCAATAACAAACGACGAACCAGACGTCAGATCCGGGTCAAAACGCAGGATGCGATTGACATAGTCAATCGTCCACGTATTACCGTAACTGGAATCGGCTTGGCCCGAACCACCACACAAGGCGGACACTCCGAGAGAATTAGAGGTCACGGTGGCCAGACCGGTCAGGGATCCCGAGCAGCAAATGTTCCGGTTAGTATTGGCTATAGTACCCGTCGGAGACGAATAGCCGTTACGTAAGTTGTAAGGGCCACCAGCATCGGTGCCTTCTAGACCTTCTAGGTCAACACCGCCGGTGATCTGTGCGCCAACACGATCGCCACCATAAACCGATTCTCCAACCTGAAATCCTACACGATCATCAGTATCAAAGTAGTTTCCACCGAACGTAAAGTCGAGGAAGAAGATGAGGCCCGAGGGCAAACTCATCGGTTGAACGCTAACGAGATCGTTGGCGATCAGGGAGCCGAATACACGG